AGCGTGGCGTGCTCGTAGTCGATTACCCGGTCCGACTGGCGCGCCGCGGCCGCTGCGACCAGGCGCGCGCCGTCTTCGGCGGTCATCTGCCAGCCGTCGAGGTCGTTGGGCATCGTGCGACCATCCCAGGAGCGGAAGCTGCCGGCAGGCAGCAGGCGAACGTCAGCTGGCGCAGAGCCAGCCGCGGACAGCTCGACAGCACACGCCGCCACAGGCCGGCCGCTATCGCTGCCAGACAACGCAGCGATAGCATGAGCCTCTTGCGACGCGAGGGTATTGGGGACGCCAGCCAGAGCGCCAAGCCCTGCGGACAGGGCGGCGACGGCCGGCGGGTATTGCCGACAGCAGGGGAGTGTGGGGTGGCAGCGCGACATGTGTGGATTGTCTGTCGCGCGCGCGCGGGCCGGGAGAGCGAAGCGCTTCGGCATGCCGGCGCGAGGGCCGGCAGGTGCTGCTGCAGGAGCTGGGCGCTAAGCCTTCTTGCGGCTTTCGGCCGCCGCAATCAGCGCCGACTCGACAGCCGCTGTTTTCGCCGTGCCGCCCGCGACCAGCGCCGCAAGTGCCGCGGTCGCAGCGGGCGATAGCCGGCAGTTTATCAGGCTACCGCCCTGTTCGATCAACGCCCCATTGCTGCGCGCACGGCGCTGGGCTGGGGTGAGCGCGGCGCCGCTCATCGCACGCTGCCAAGCTGCGGGTTGCGGGTGATCCACGCCCATGCAAGGCAGCGCTCGAGTATGTTGTCACGCATCAGGAGTCAAGCACTTTCTGCAGCGCGCAGCGCCTGCCGTATCCCCTCGCTGACATTCCCGTCGCCCAGTCGGGCGGCGGCGGCCAGGCTTTTCTCATCGAGATACACATTGACCCGCTTGCCGCCGGGCATTTCCGCCGGTCGGCCTACGCCGCCGGGCCAGGGGATGTCGTCGAGCTTGTCGCGCCAGTAGTCCGCGGCGCCGGGAGACCGGTCAAACCGGTGGAATGCCAGCTGCCGGTTGTTGTAGCTAAGCACGGCGGCCATTTTTTGGCCGTCGAGCGCGCTGCGGCTCACCAGTTCGTCGTATGCCGCCGCCGCCGCGACCTGGTCGCCGGTCAGCGTTTTTGATGCGTCATCGACGCGGCCGTCGAATGTGCGCAAATAGCATCTGAATACCGCCATGGCTTGTGCTCCTGAGAAGCCCCGCTCACGCGGGGCGGGAATCGATCAGTCGTAGCTGTAGAGCTCGTCGAATTCGGCGACGCTGAGGTCGTATTTGTTGGTGTCGTATCCAGCAGCCACCTCGGCGAGCAGCTCGCGCGCTTTCTGAACGCCGGACTTGACCAGGGCCATGTTTACCTTGCCGTACTTCGCCATATCGTCTTCGAACACGCCCTGCAGATCGTAATCGTGGATTTGCTGCCCGTCTATTTCTAGCCATGAGCGCCCGCATCCGATGTTGCCGTAGCTGCGGACCATACGGCAGCGATGCCCAAACAGCACGCCAATGGCCTTTACCAAATTGACCGGGCCGCTTTTGAATTCGTAGTGCGTGACGGTTTCGCCGCCGCCGCTGGCTTTGTAGATTCCGCTATCAAGATGGGTTTTGATGGTGATGGTCATGATTCGCTCCTTTATCTGAGCCTCCAGGAACCCGCCTGGCCGGGGTGGGCTTGCTCCGCCCCTATGACCTCTATTATATACACACCAATTTAGATGTCAATAGTTTTGTGTGTATAAATGTGCGTGCCGTTGGCGCTACTTGCGCAGCGCAGCCAGTCGCCCGTTCAGCTCGTCGATTTTTCCGCGCCACTTGTCGGTCACGGCCTGCATTTCCTGCGAGATGCTGGTCAGCCACGTTGCCCCGGCGAGATTGTTGCTCGCGCGGCCCTGCTTGCGCCGCAGGACGTCCAGCTCGGCGTCCATGTCGTTCTCGGCGTTGCGTATCTCGTACTCCAGCTCTCGGATACGGCGCTGCCGGGTCATCTCATCGAGCACGGCGTGGCGATCGCCGGCCGGCGCAACAGCGGCGCCAGATGGTGCCGCAACGGCCAGTGGCGCCGGGGCGTAGTCTCCGGCCACTGGGCGCACGGTGATCTTCTCGGCGCTCTTGCCGCAGGGGAATTCGGCAAACGTCGTGCGGCCGTCAACCGTGCACTTGTACATCTGCTGCGCGCGCGCCGGCAGGCTGGCCAGGGCAAGGGGAATGGCGAGCAGCGCGGCGATCACGAGGGGTGGCAAGCGGTTCATGGCGTTCTCCTATTTCGCAGGGTCTGAATCGGGCGTCTGCAGTATAGGTCGCGTCGTGAAGGGTTGCATCGGGATCTCGCGGCTGAGCAATTCGGCATGATCGGTCAGCGGCAGCTTGCGGGCAATGGTGCCCGCATCAACGTCGACGACGCGGGTCTTGTACTCCGGGCCGGCGGTGTCGTAGACCGCGATGCGACCGTCGGCATGGATGCTGACCCTGACGACGTTGAAGCGGTGGCGCCGTGAGAACAGCTCGCGGCCGTCCGGTGCGAAGATTCGTATCCAGCAGCTGAGCGTGTCACGGCTCAGCCAGTCGCCGACGATCAGCCGGCCGCTGTCGGCCACCGCGATTTCTCTGGGGCGTAAGGTCTTTGCCGGTGAGAACAATTCACCACCCGGTCCGAATAGCCATAGACGGCCACGGTAGTACTTGCCGCAGCAAATTCCGTCGCCCGTCCAGAGCGCGAAATAGCGGCCATCTGGCGACGCCACCTTGCGTGCGAAGCCGTCGCCCTCCAATGTCTGGCAGTGGATCAGGGCCATCGCGTTAGCCAGATACCGCCGAGAACGATCTTCTCATCAAGAAAGCCGCCGACAAGCGCCCGCCGCGCGTTCATAAACGCCCTATCTCGATTCGGGCAGGGGGTAGGGGCTTTGTCTGGTTTCGGGGCGCTAGGCGCGCTTAGCCGCATTGAGCGTCTCCGTCGGGGTGGTGGCGTTGCGCGAGAAGATCACTCGTCGTCTTGATGGCCTTCTGCGCCTCGGGCGGCGAGTGGCGGAAGTTGTCCACCAGGGCGGCTTCTTCCCGGGTGAGCACAACCCCACCGCGACTGCCCGTGATCACGTAGAGCACGTCGACGCCTGCCGCCGCCGCTTCCGCCAGGTAGAGCACGTTCGGTGGCCGGTCATGCTTCTCATAGTTGATCTGAGATCTGCTGGTCACGCCGCAGGCTTCGGCCATCTCCTCTTGAGTAAGCCCAAGTCGCTGCCTTTCTTCAGCCAAACGCGTAGCAGCCGTGTGCACAAACATTCTCCTAAAAGGCATTGACAACATGAACGATCGTTCATACAATTCGCCTAACTGCTTACCTTCACAACTGAACATATACCGACATTGCGGCCTTCAATGCATCCAGAACTCATCAAAGCCGAGCTGCGCATCAAGGGGTCAAGCCTCGCCGCAGTGGCGCGCGAGACCGGAGTGACGCTCAAAAACGTCTCCCACGTGGTCCGCGACCGCCACCGCTCACTCCGAATCGCCCGCCGAATCTGCGAAGTCACCGGCTTGTCGCCCGACACCGCCTGGCCCGGTCGCTACCCCGAGTTCCGCTTCAATCCCGTTCGGTTTTCAGATTCTCAAATCAAGGAGGTCGCATGAAATTTGTCCGTGAGTTGGCCGCGCCTTTCAGCGCACCTTACAAATTAGCCTAACACAAGGGAAAAGCAAGTGCATCCAGCAGACATCCAATCCGCGATCAAGAAGACGGGAACCAGCCAGGCGGAGATCGCGCGCCAGCTCCGGGTCTCGCAAGTAACAGTCAGCAACGTCGTCACCGGTACGACGACCAGCCGGCGCATCGCCGAGGCGATCGCTACCGCCACCGGCCTTCCGCTCGACACGCTGTGGCCCGGCAAGTACCCCGCAACCCCACATGCCCGGGAGGCCGCATGAACAAGATTTCTCTGGAAAAGCTGCGCCTGGCGCTGCGCTACAAGCTGGCGATCAAGGCCAGCGTGGGCGGCGGCTGGTTTATCGACCGCCCGACCTTTCCGGCCCCTGCGGTGCAGCCGTCATGAGCGACCAGACCCCTACCCACAACGGCGCACAGCTGCGCCTGCTGGACGTGATCCGCGCGCTCGCCGGGCACGAGGTCTTTGGCCGCCGGCTGACCGACCTGGCGGCCGACGTCGGCACCGCCGAGCCGATGGTGCTGCGCGACCTGCAGGCGCTGGCGAGCAAGGGCTGGGCGACGCAGGACGCGGCCAAGCTTTGGCGGCTCGGACCCGAACCGGTGCAGATCGCGGTGCAGTTCAGCGTCGGCCTGCGTGCGGCGCAGGCGAAGGTTTCCGAGGTCGAGCAGCGCTATACGCGCCTGCCCGGCTGATTTTCCACCCCTACCGAAAGACACGATCATGACCAATGAAGCGAAAGCGGGCGAACTGGTGCCCATTGGCGTCGAGGCGCTGCAGCTGCAGGCGGCCGACGAGCAGGAGACGACGCGCGTTCTGGCGCGCTACGGCTACAAGGGAACGCTGGACCAGCTGCTGATGCAGGTGCGCCAGCGGGTGCAGCGCAGTACCGAGGACATGCTGGAAATCGGCCGGGCGGTGTGCTGCCTGCGCGAGCTGCCGCGCGGGCGCTACGGCGAGGCGATTGCGGCCATCGGTCTGTCGGCGGATTCGGCGCGGCGCCTGGCGGCGGTGGCGATGAAATTCCTCGGCAAGGAAACGCTGCGGCCGCTGCTGGACTTTGACCAGTCGAAGGTCTACGAACTGGCGCTGCTCGACGACGCGGTTTTGGAAGGTCTGGCCAGCGACCCGGCGCGGCTCGACCAGGTCGAGCGGATGAGCGTCAGCGAGCTGCGCCTCGCCCTGCGCGCAGCGCGGCACGACGGCGAGGCGAAGGACGCGCGGCTGAAGGACGTGCACCAGGAAAACGCCGCGCTGAGAGACGAGAAGGCGAGCCGCACGAAGTACACCCCGGACCAGGCGAAAACCGACGAGCACAAGCGCCGGGCGTCTCGATCGCGCGCGCTGCACGAGGGAGCGCTGCAGGCGATCGCCCAGTTCAACCACTGGGGCGCGGTGCTCAACGACGTGCTGGACGGCTGTGACGACGCCGAACGCGAACACGCGCTGAGTTCCGCGCGCTGGCTGGCGCAGCAGATCGCCGGCCTGTACCTGGCGCACGGGATCGACGTCGATTTCGCCGAAATCATCACGCCGAGCTGGACGCGGCTGGCGACGGTCGGGGAGGAGTGATGATCATGCCGCCCTCTTCTGCCCAGCTGCCGATGGTGGTGGCGCTGGCCGCCGAGCTGCCGCAGCTTCCGCATGGCGAGAGTACGCCGCGGGTGCAGACGGCCGCGCGCGCCATGGGCATTTCGGTGCAAACCTGCTGGCGCTGGGTGCGCGACGCGGGCTTTTCCTCGGGCCGCAAGAAGCGCGCCGACGCCGGCACGCTGAAGGCGCTGACCGCCGACCAGGTGCGGCAGATGGCGGCCATCAAGCTGGCCGGCGCCCGGGAAACCGGAAAGGTGCTGCCGACCATGGAAATGGTGCGCCGGATCGCCAACGCCAACGCGGCGCCGGATGCCGACACCGGCGAGGTGACGCACACCACCGCGCATATAAGTACCATCGCCCGCGCCATGCGCACGCTCGGCTGCCATACCGACCAGTTGATGCGTCAGTCGCCGGCGATGTCGCTGCGCTCGCTGCACCCGAACCACGTGTGGCAGGTAGACGTGTCCACCTGCGTGCTGTTCTACCTCTCGAACGGCGGCATCGAGATCTGCGACATCGCGGCGTTCAACAAGAACAAGCCGAGCAATTTCGAGCGCGTGAAAGAGCTGCGCGTGCAGCGCTACCTGGTCGTCGACCACTGCACCGGCCCCTTTTACCTGCAGTACCTGGAAGGGCACGAGACGGCCAGAAACCTGCTCGACTTCCTGATTCCCGCCTTTCATCAGCGCGCCGGGCGGCCGTTCTACGGCGTGCCGAAAATCCTGATGGCCGACCCGGGCAGCGCGCAGGCGGCAGGCGTGTTCCGCTCGCTGGCCCGCGCGCTGGACATCGAGGTGATCGTGCATGAGGCCGGCAACCCGCGCGCGAAGGGGGCGGTCGAGTCCCTGCACAACCACATCGAGCGCAACTTCGAAGGGCGGCTGCATGCGCAGCAGGTTCGTGATTTCGCCCACCTGAACACCCTGGCCGACACCTGGAGCGCGGCGTATCAATCGACGGCGGTGCATAGCCGGCACGGCCAGACCCGCTACGCGGCCTGGATGCGCATTCGCCCCGAAGAGCTGCGCATTGCGCCGGGCATCGAGGTCACGCGCGCGCTGGTGATGTCCGAGCCGGTGTCGCGAGTGGTGAGCACGACGATGCAGATCACATTCGCGGTACCGGGCCATGGCCAGCGCAGCTACTCGGTCGCCGGCGTGCCCGGTGCGGCGCCGAAAGAAAAGCTGTGGGTGGTGGCCAGCCCCTACACCCTGCCCGATATCGACATCCTGGTGACCAACGCGGAAGGCAAGGAGACCCGCCACCGGCTGTCGCCGATCGCGGTCGATCAATGGGGATTCGACGAGTCCGCCGCGGAGATCGGCGCCGAATTCAAGCGCCACGCCGACACCTGGATCGACACCGAACGCAAGACCGCGCAGCGCGCGGCCTGGGGTACCGACGACAAGCGCGAGATTGCCAAGATCCGCAAGGGCAAGGGCGGCGAGCGCGGGGTGGCCTTCGGTGGCGCGGTGGATAGCTTCGCCGATGTGCGCCAGGTGCAGGTGCCGAGCTACCTGCCGATGCAGGGCACGGCGATCGCGGTGGATACACCGAGCACGACCGAGTCGCTGATGAGCGCGACGACGGCCTGCCTGCGCATGCACGCGCTGCTCGGCGAGGACTGGCAGTCGGAGCATTACAGCTGGCTGACGACGAAGTTCGCTGGTGGCATCGGCGAGCAGCAATTCCAGCAGCTGGCAGCTACCTGGCAGGCGGCGATCGCGGGCAGCGCGGCGAGTGGCGCGGCCACGGGTACGCATGGCACGCACGGGAAGGGGCCGACGACATGCTGATCCTTGGCAAATTGCTGACCGACCACGGGATCTCGCAGGCACGCCTTGCGCCACAGGTAAACGTCTCGCGATCGGCCATGAACATGCTGATCAATAGCAACCGATACCCGAAGAAGATCGGCAGGCGCGAATTGCGCTCGATGATCTGCGCGGTTTTGTGCGCGTGGGGAGTGCCAGAAGGATTGCTGACCGACGCATTCCTTGAAGACGACGAGCAAGAAGATTGCGCGCCGGGAAAGTCGCCGGCCGGGGCAGACCCTCGGCAGGCAGAGGTGCTGGAGCGGGCAAGAACCCGCCCGGCAGAAGCAGTGACGACGCCGCGTTCTAGCGCGGCGCCGTCGGGTACTACATCACAACCGTTGGAGGTTGAAAGCGAAATGCTACTACGTAAGCAGACTTTGAGCGAAGCGGCGCGCCGCAAGTTCGCGATTTTCCGTGACCCGTTCGACGAGCCGCAACAGGCGAGCGAGGTCTTTCTGAGCCGTGCCAGCCGTGTCGTGCGCGAGGCGATGTGGCAAACGGCGATCGGCAACACCAACTTCCTGGCGGTGGTCGGCGAGTCCGGCGCCGGCAAGAGCACGCTGCGCGAAGAGCTGGCCGAACGCCTGCGCGCCGAGTCGCGGCCGGTGGTGTTGATCGCCCCCTACGTGCTGGGGATGGAGGAGAACGACAAGAAGGGGCGCTGCCTGCGCAGCGACCACATTGCCGAGGCCATCCTGCACGCGGTGGCCGGTGGAGACACGCCCAAGCGCAGCCCGGAAGCGCGCTTTCGCCAGCTGCACGAGGCGCTGATCGCATCGAGCCGCATGGGTATGCAGCACCTGCTGGTCATCGAGGAGGCGCATGGCCTGGCGCTGCCGACGCTCAAGCACCTGAAGCGCTTCCTTGAACTGAAGGACGGCATGCGCCGGCTGATCTCGGTGCTGCTGCTCGGGCAACCGGAGCTGCGCGAGAAGCTGGACGAACGGCGCGCGGCGGTGCGCGAAGTGGCGCAGCGCTGCCAGATCGTGACCCTGCCGCCGCTGGACGCGTTGCTGGGCGATTACCTGGCACACCGCTTCGCATCGGCCGGGCTTGACCTGGCGGCGATCGTCGAGCCGACGGCGGTGGACGCGCTGATGCAGGCGCTGACGATCACGCAACGGCACGGCAGCGGGCCGGGCGATACGCAGGTGATCTCGCTGACGCATCCGCTGGTGGCCAACAACCTGCTGACGGCGGCGATCAACCAGGCGGCCAGCCTCGGCGCGCCGCGGGTGACCGCCGAGCTGGTGCGGGCGGTGCGGGAGTCGATGCCATGAGGCCGCCTGCTGCGCGCCGCAAGCGACGGTGGCCATCGAGCGCAAGGACGTGGCCGATCTGGCGCACCTGGCCACGGCGCTCGACTATCTCAAGAACAGGTTTCATGACCCGATGTGGCGCGCAGCGCTGCGCCGTGCGGTGCATGAAATGCACGCCGTGGCCACCGAGATCGACGGCGAGCACGGCTTCGGGATCTACGCTCAGGAGGACGGCAATGAACAGCATTCATGAGGCATGGAAAGTGGAAGAGGCGGCACGGGTCGAAGAGCCGTGCGCCGAGGCAACTATTAAGTCCCCCTTAATGGTTCAGGCAGACAGCTCCGCGGTCAAGCAACGCATCGCGGCCGTCGTGCGCTCGTCGGCCATCAAGCGGCGCACGCTGAACGCCGCCAAAGCCGTCGAGTGGCTGACCGACCTGGGCGTCAAGGTGCTGGACGTCAAGGTCGATCCGCTGGCCGCGGTGGTACGGGTGGCGTACACGCCCTTTCTCGCGCGCATCTTCGCCAACGATTGCACCTGGCTGGAACAACGGCAGGAAGGCAACGCGACGATCTTCGTGTGGTTCGCGCTGCGCTGCTCGGCGCGCATCGAGTGGGAGGAGGTACAGCCATGTGCGCACGCCTGAAACGCTGGCTGGTGATCGCCATCGTCTGCGCCACGCCGGCGGCGGCCTACTTCCTGGAGCTGGCCTACCTGCCGCTGCGTGCGGCCTGGATGGCGTTCTGGGGAACCTGGGCGCGCTTCTTCTGCACCGTGCGCCTGTGGCATGTGCTCGGCTACCGCTGGGGCGCGGCGTGGCGGACGTCCAGCTACCTGACCGAGGACCGCGACCAATGAACGCGTCTGTCTACAGCCCGCTCAGCGACCTGGCGATCATGGCCCTGCGCATCAAGGGAACGCCGCTGCGGGTCATCGCTGCGGCGCTGGGAATTTCCGACACCACGGTGGGCACGCGGATCAGAGCGCTGCGCCGCGCCGGGCTCTCACTGGAAGGCGCCGCGCGCCTGGCGCAAGCCGACGCGCCGGGGCTGGACGAGGTGTGCGCACGCATCTCTTCGGTGCCCACGACAAAGCGCGTGCCGCAAGCCGCTCCGCCGGCCGCCGGCCACCTTCCCAAGCCGAACGAGGCGGCCATGCGCCGCTGCCTCGGCGGCTGCGGGAAGCTCTTCAACAGCAGCCACGCGGGGCACCGCATCTGCTACCGCTGCCAGCCGCACCGGGCGCACGTCACCCCTTTCACCCCTGAATCACTCTGACACGAGGAGCCAACCATGAGCACAGCAACCTACCGCAAAACCCGCCTGAAGACCGTCGCGGCGGTCACGGTGCCGCAGACCCGCGACCAGGTCGCCGACCTGATTGCCCGCATCGGCAGCGATAGCCGCGCACTGACCAGTCTGGAAGTGGAAATGAACGAGGCGCTGGCACGCATCAAGGAGGATTTCGAGCAGCGCGCCGAGCCGATTCGCCTGAGCGTGGCCGATTCGCAACGCGGCGTGCAGGCGTGGTGCGAAGCGAATCGCATCGAGCTGACGGCCGGCGGCAAGGTGAAAACGCACGCGTTCACCACGGGCGAGGTGCAGTGGCGCACGCGCCCGCCGAGCGTGCGTATCACCGGCGAGGAGGCGGTGATGTTTTCGCTGCGCAGCCTCGGACTGACGCGCTTCCTGCGCACCAAGGAGGAGATCAATCGCGAGGCGATTCTCAACGAGCCGAAAGAGGTCGCCGGGGTGCCCGGGATCCGGATCAGCCAGATCGAGGATTTCGTGGTCACGCCGTTTGAAGTGGAGCTGACGACATGAAGACGACACAACTGATTCAGGACGTGGCGCGAATCACCGGCGAGCCGGAGGGCTCGGTTCGCGACGTGATCGAGACGGCGCTGCTGGTGGTCCTGGACGAGCTCTCCGAAGGCAACGACGTGAAGCTGCGCGGGGTCGGCACGCTGAAGGTGCGGCGCCGGCTGCCGCAGCTAGTTGTCAAGCCGGGCCTGACACCTGGATCGCAAATCGAGCGCTCGGTCAAGGGGCCCCGGGTGGTGACGTTTTCGGCGGCAAAGAAAGCCGAGACGGAAATCAACCTGCGGGAGGTGGGGTGATGGGAACGTACACCGGAACGGGACGCTTACAGGTCGTGCGGGAGAAGGCGATGCACCAGCTGGAGGTGGATTTTGCCGAGCGCGAGCGCAAGGAGGCGGCCGAACGCGCGCGGCTGATCAAGCTTCTGCACGTCGCGCGCCGGGATCTGCAAGTGGCTGACGACTCGTGGCGCGCCTATCTGCAAGCGGCCTTTTCGCGCTCGTCTTCGACCGAGCTGTCGCTGGCTAACCTGCGCACAGCCATGGAGCACATGAAGCGCAGAGGATTCGTGCTCAAGAACACGCGGCCGCGCCCGGCGCATGAATGGACCTGGGTGGACACGGCGCCGGCCGATCGCGCGCCGCTGCTGCGCAAGATCATCAAGCAGATGCAATCCACCGACGTGACGCTCGGAAATCAGATGGATTACGTCGAGGGGATCGCCAAGCAGATGGGCGGGCTGAACGCCGACGGCAAGCGGTCGGCGATTCACAAGCCGCTGTCGATGTGCGACGCCGAGCAGCTGCTGTTGATTGTCAAGGCGCTGGCGATCCACCTCAAGCGCCAATCCTATCAAGGGGTCGCCCATGCCCAGCAAGCCGCTGACGCCTGAAGACTGCGCAGCCATCTCCGGCTGCCTGCCCTACACCGCGCTGGCGCTTATCCACGCGCTCGGCGCGGTGCCGGCCTGCACGCTGATCAACGAGCGGCCAGGGGTGACGATCGTGATCCCCAAGCACCGCGACGCCAACGCGGCCGGCGCGAGGCGCTGGGCAGAGCTGGCGGCGCTGATCGGCGAACCGGCGATGCAGGTGCTGGCAGACAAGTGGGGCGGCGAAGCGCTGTCGATCCCGGTCTGCAAGCGCGCCCGCGAAGAGCTGCGCGCACGGCGCATCCGGGCGCACTGGGACCGCCTGGTGAATGCCGAGGGTCTGTCGGGCCGCCAGGCAGTCTATGAGATCGGCCTGCTCGAAGCGCCGATCACCAGCCGGGCGATCGAGCAGATATGCAGCCGCGGGGACGATGGCGGCGAGCGAAACCCGGGCGGCGCGGCGCAGGCTGCGCTGTTTGACTGAAACAGGAGAGGGCAATGGCCAAATGGCGCATCAACGCTGAATGCGGGGCCGATGAATGCGTTTTCTATCTCAACTTCGAACCAGAGGATCTACAAATGACACCCCAAGAAATGCGCGCCCGGCGCCCGCTGCTCGCCAGCGCGCCGAACGTGAAACTGAACACCGCGCTGTGGCGCTTCTGGCGCGCCGTTCTGGCGCCGCTGAATATCGGCTGCGCGGCGATCGCCGGGGCGCACGCGGCGTATTTCGCGACGCGGCGCAAGAAGGCCTGACTTTACGACGCCTCTCCAGGTGTAATATTCCCTCCCAAGCCCCGCCACCGCGGGGCTTTTTCATGGGCGGTCGTCGAAGCGCTACGCCCTGCGTGAGCCCTCGCGCGCGCGTGAAAATGGCGCATGGCTACTGACGCGAAAATACCCCAGCCCCACCGGGCGCCCGCAAACGACCGCAGCGTTTCCGTGACCGGGCTGGAGATGATCAAGCGCTGCGTGCCGTTCTCGGCGACAAGACGCGGCACGCCGGGGGCGCTGCAGACGATTGGCTACGGTCACTTTCTCCGCCCTGCCGACGCCGGCCTGCGCGTCGTTGACGACGCCCTCGCCACGCAGCTGCTGCGCGAAGACCTGCGCTGCATCGAAATCTATCTCAACGCGACGGTGCGCGTGCTACTCGAGCAGCATGAGTTCGACGCGCTCGCGAGCCTGGTCTTTGACGTGGGGATGCGCACGTACGAGCGTTCATTTTTGCGCGATGCGATCAACGCCGGGGACCGTGAAGAGGCGGGCCGCTTGCTGATGCGCTGGGAAATGCCTGGCAACACCAACCCAGCCCGCCGCAGCGCGGAGGCGATGCTCTTCCTGCACGGCAGCGGCGCGCTCGTCGAGACGACCACTACAGGGCAGCAGCCATGACGACCAGCAGTTTCCCCGTCGAGTACGACACGTTCCCGACGGCGCCGGTAGCCAGCGCACCCGGGATTCCGGGCACAGCCCTTGCCAGTGGCCATATTGACGCGCACGCCCTGCTGGCCGATGCGGTGGCAAAGCTGCAGCGGGCGGCCGGCAAGTTGGGCGAAACTGACCCCGTATCGATTGAATACCGTCTGTCGAGCGTGATCACTGCCGCTGACGCCGCTGCCGACGCCGCTGCTGCCGCAGCAGTTGATGCAGCCGTAGCAGACGCAAAGGGCGCCGCCGCACAACTCGGCCTATCGGACCTGATTGCCGACCTCGGCACCGCTGCCTACCTCAATGCGGGAACCGGGGTTGGCAATCTTGTGCGGATCGCTGTCGCCGGACAGCTTCCGGCGTTGGACGGGTCGCTGCTCACCGGCCTGGCGCCTGGGGGTGTGACCGATTATGCGGACCTCACCGGCAAACCGACTCTCGGAACCGCCGCGGCCACAGCGGCGACGGATTATGCGCCTGCTGCAAACGGTGTGACCAACGGCGACACGCACGACCACAACGGCGGCGACGGGGCGCAGATTGCGTATGGATCGCTGTCCGGCACCCCTACTCTGGGCACTGCTGCTGCTGCGGCGACGGTCGACTTCGAGCCTTCCGGCGCCATCTCGACGCACAACTCGGTAACAACGGCGCATGGCATTTCGAGCTTCGGTGCCACGCTTGTCGATGACGCGGACGCGGAAACGGCGCGCACGACGCTTGGGCTCGGATCGGTCAATAACACCAGCGACGCCGGCAAGCCTGTTTCGACAGCGCAGTTTGCTGCGCTGAATCTCAAAGTCAACGCTGCGGCCCCTGTATTTACCGGGTCTGCCGCAGATATTACATTAACGCTGTCCAGTAATACCTCGTCGACTATTTCAACGATAAAGTCGAGCACTAGCCGTAACAACGCATTTGGGTATCAGGCACAAAACTCTATGACGGCCGGGACCGATGACAACGCGTTTGGGTATCAGGCACAAATCGCTATGACGACCGGGACCAATAATAATGCAATTGGGGGATTTGCTCAACACTCTATGACGACCGGAGTGAGTTCAAACGCATTTGGTACATACGCTCAGAGATTTCTGTTGACCGGTGGATATTCCAACGCATTTGGGGTCTATGCTCAATACTCTGTGACGAATGGAACATTTAACAACGCATTTGGGCACAACGCTCAATTCGCTATGACTTCTGGAAGCTATAATAACGCATTTGGGGCCTATGCTCAGAGATACCTAGCTGACGGAGCAACTGCGGCGACGAACTTCAGTTACTGCACGCACATCGGTGAGAGTGCAGCGGTATCTTCAAGCGGAGTTACTAATGAAAGCGTTTTCGGCGCAAACGCAGTCGGCATCGGATCAAATACGGTCAGCATTGGATCTTCGGCGGTCAATCGTACAGGACTTCGCGGATCTGTAGAGATAATCGCAGCGACAAGCACCACTTCTGCACAGTCGCAATGCGGATATGTCGGCGGCTGGATTGACTCGACGCACGCGACTAGAAAGGCGTTTGGAGAATGGTCTGCATATGACTACACCGGACGGCGCGTCGGTATGCGAATCGAGGCAGATGGCACGCAGGTCAAGCTTGCGCTATTCGGCGGAACGCCTTCGGCAAAACCAACAGCTCTTACTGCAACGGTCGCTGCTGCTCCAGCAGGCGGCACAGGCACTGCTGCAGGCGGATGGGATACGGCCGTAAATCGTGATCTGGCAATCGCAACAATCAACAATCTCAAGACCCGAGTTGATCAGCTTGAAGCCAAGCTGCAAGCAATCGGAGCAATTTCATAAAGGAATACAGATGGCATCTGATAAATCGCAAGATTATATTTCGGAGGCGCGTAAGCACGTCCGCAATTTATGGGCCGCATTTACCTCTCTAAAAGCTATGCAGATTCAGTGGGCCGCTCTAGGCTACTCTGCTACATTGAAGGATGGGGAAGGTGAGAATGAGGGGATTACGGCAGAAGAAGTTGGTGAGGCCGTTAATACAGTTCCAGCACAGTTGGATGCTGTCCTTAGTCAAGGAGCATCTACAAAGCTTGCAAAGTTGCTGTGATGGATTCATAAATACAATGTTCGGGATGACGCACGGTGGATTTTACGCGGTGCTCTACAGCCTTGCCACGCAAGCGGCGCTCGATGCAGACGCAGGGGCTGTGGGAGAGGTTGGGCCGTAATGCACTTATCTGGACGATTCCGCACAGATGTAGCACGGGAATTGAGAACACTAGGCGCCTGCCCATGGAAATCACTTATGACAGCCCCTATGCCGCATGGGACGACCATCGCTACACCTGGGATGGCGTCTTCATCCCTGACGTCGGGTCGCTCTCGGTCGATCGCTGCTTCTATGCCCGTCTGGCGCGTCGGCACTACCAGGCACTGCGCCAGCGGCGGAAGTACGTGGCACGATCGGCTTGCCGGATCGGGGGGCGCATGACTCCGGCACGCTGGCAGGCGAAATCACCGGCGGAAATCTTGGTGGCCACCTTTGACTTTGCCGACGAGCTGGATGGCGGAGAGACGCTGACGGCAGTGACGATCGACTGCGCGCTGGAGAGCGGAAACGACCCTTCTCCAGGGCTGGTGCTCTACGGGCCGGAGACAGTAGAGGCGACGCAGGTTCTGCAGCCGTTTTCGGGCGGGGTGGACGGGGCGACGTACAAGCTGGTGTGTACCGCGACGACAACGGCTGGCCGGGTGCTGATCTGCGCCGGCATTTTCCCGGTGCGGGCGCCGTGAGCGATTTTTTTGACCGCGCGTCGGCACGCGAGGCGGAAATCCTCGCCGATCAACTGGCCGATCAGAATCGCCGCGCGGGGCTTGAGGACAAGACGGCGGCGGATTCGGCCGAGACTTGCGGAGACTGCCTGGAGCCAATCCCAGAGGCGCGCCGGAAGGCATATCCGGGAACGCAGCTGTGCGTGGAGTGCAAGACGCGGCAGGAACGTAACGAAAGGGGGAGACGTGCTCGATATTGATTCAAAGGCTGTTGATTATCAGGCGATCCGCTTCTGGATCGATATCGGCATGCTGGCGTGGGCGTTCATGGTCTCCGGCTTTGTGATCTGGGATCGGCGCAACAAGGTGACGCAGGAAGAGATTCAGACGCTGAAGCACGAGGTGGCGAAAGAGCTGGCCGACATGCGCATGAACCTTGATGTGCGGAGACAGCACATCGACGAGGCGCTGGCGCACGTGCGTGCGCGGCAGGCGGACACGCCGACCCGCAGTGACCTGGCGCAGCTGTACACGGCGATCAACGAGGTATCGAGCGTATCGATCGAGCTGCGCGGGACGGTGCATGCGCTGCAGAACACGATGCAAATGATCAACCAGCACCTGCTGGACAAGTGAGGGGGTCGGGGATGAATTTTTCCGAGCATGTACGCGAGGAGGCACGACTCAAGACGCTGGTCTGCTTGTCGCAAGCGCCGCAATCGACAGCGGCCGACGTGCTGCTGCACAAGGCGCTGCAGGACGACGGCGTCTACGTGGCCATGGCCTCTCTGCGGGTCGAGCTGGCCTGGCTGAACGAGCAGGGGTTTGTGGTGACGCAGCGCCCTGGCGGCGCCTCGGGGGTGACCATCGCGACGCTGACCGAGCGCGGGCTGGATGTGGCGCAGGGGCTGAGCTTTCCGCCCGGGGTCGCGCGGCCGCGGCCGGGGGCCTGAGATGCCGGCGCGCTCTGCGGTCGGGCAGCTTCCGGAGGAGATTCGCGACGAGCTGAATCGTCGCTTGGTGGAATCCGGATTTGCCGGCTATGCGGATTTGGCGGCGTGGCTGCGCGACCAGGGCTACCAGGTGAGCAAGAGCGCGGTGCATCGGCACGGCTCGGAGCTGGAGCGGCAATTCGACGAGGCCATGGCGGATGTGCGCCGCACGCGCGCGCTAGCCAAGGCGTGCAAGGACGAGGGCGACGAGGGCGATGTGCTGACGGCGACGAGCGGAATCCTGCAGGAGCAGCTGTTGCGCATTTCTATTGCGCTGCGCCAGGCGGATACAGACCCGGCGGAAGCGGCGAGGTCAATCTCGGTGGTGGCGCGCGCCCATGCCGACGTGGGGCGGATGCAGGTGGCCCTGCAGAAGTGGCAGGAGACGATGCGCGAGAAGGCTGCGACGGCAGCCGATGCGGTCGAGAAGGTGGCGCGGCGCGGCGGGCTGACGGCGGAGTCGGTGGATTTGATCCGGCGCGAGATTCTCGGGATCACCGGCTGATGGCGATTACCCGCACCAGCGCGCTGTGGACGCCGGAGAACGCGCGGGTGCCGGCGGTTCTGCTGCCGTACCAGCGGGAGTGGGTCGCCGACAAGTCCGGCGTGGCGCTGTGGGAGAAATCGCGGCGCATCGGCGCGAGCTGGTGTGATGCATCCGAGGCGGTGCTCTCTGCGGCCCCTGAGAAGGGCGGCATGGATGCGCTGTACATCGGCTATAGCGAGGACATGACCCGCGGCTATATCGACGACTGCGCGATGTGGGCGAAGGCGTTTGCGTACGCCGTCAGCTGGGTCGGCGAAACGCTTTACAACGAAGACGGGAACGACATCAAGGCGTTCCGTATCGATTTCGCGTCAGGCAACAAGATTCTGGCGCTGTCCAGCCGGCCGCGGTCGATCCGCGGCAAGCAGGGCCGGGTGACGATCGACGAGGCGGCGTTCCATGATGATTTGCCGGGGCTGATGAAGGCGGCGCTGGCGATGCTGATCTGGGGCGGAAAGGTGCGCTTGCTCAGCTCGCACAACGGCACGACAAACCCGTTCAACGAGCTGGTGGAGCAGGTGCGCGCGGGTCGGCTGGGCTACTCGCTGCACCGCACGACATTTCAGGATGCGGTGGCGCAGGGGCTGTATGAGCGGGTGGCTTTGATCCAGGGCGATCGACTGGTCGACAAGACCGAAGAGGCGTGGGTCGGAAAAATCTATGCGATGTACGGCGACACGGCGGCGGAGGAGCTGGACGTGATCCCGAGCGAGGGCGGCGGCGTGTACCTGGCGATGGCGCTGATCGAATCGCGCATGCAGGCGGAAACGCCGGTGGTTCGCATGCGCTGGGATGCAGCTTTCCAGCTGCTGCCGGAGCCGGTCCGCCGGCTGGAGGTGGCGGCGTGGTGCCGCGAGGAGCTGCTGCCGATTCTGGAGGGTCTGGACAAGGAACGGGCGCACGGCTACGGGCTGGACTTTGCCCGCGTGGGCGACCTGACGGTGATGCCGATCATTGAGGAAGGGCAAGACCTGGTGCAACGCTGCCGGCTATCCGTCGAGCTGGGCAATTGCCCGTTCAAGCAGCAGGAGCAGGTGCTGGAGTTCGTGGTGGATCGGCTGCCGCGGTTTCGCCGCGGCTCGCATGATGCGGGCGGCAACGGCGCGGCATTGGCTGAATTTGCGGCGGACAAGTACGGGGGCCATCGGATCGACCAGATCAAGCTTTCCGAGGCGTTCTACCTGACGGAAATGCCGCGTTTCAAGGCGGCGTTCGAGGATGGAACGATCGACGAGCTGCCGCGCGACGAGCAGTGCAGAGATGACCTGCGGGCGATCCGGCGCATCAACGGGGTTCCCAAGCTGCCGCACGTGGCGACGCAGCGTGCGGGTGGCGGTGGCGATGGCCAGGCAGCAAAGCAGCAGCGGCACGGCGACTTCGCGATTGGGCTGTTCCTGGCCAACTATGCGCTGCGCCAGGAGGGATTGCCGGGGAATTGCATGGGCTTTGAGTCGGTGGCGCGGCGATCGATTGGCAGTGCGGGGGGCCGGATGGCCGACAACGACTTCGAGGAGGCCGGGCGGCAAGCGTCACGGCGCATGCTATGAGCACGATTCTTGACCAGTATGGGAAGGCAATCGACCGCGGTTCGCTGCGCGAGCCGCAGACGGCGTCGATCCGTGCGCTGGAAAACCAGTACCTGACGCCGATGCTAGACGGGCTGTCTCCGGCGCGCTTGTCGTCGGCGCTGCGTGCGGCGGACAACGGCGATTTGATCAGCCAGCACCGGCTTTTCGCGGACATGGAGGAGCGCGACGCGCACCTCTATGCGGAGATGGGCAAGCGCAAGATGGGCTTGCTCAATCTGGATTGGGATATCGTTCCGCCACGCAATGCGACGGCGGCCGAAAAGGCGTCGGCGGAGTGGGCGAAAGAGGTGATCGGCGACGGGGTCGATGATTTCGAGGATCTGATTCTGGCCTGCATGGACGGCGTCGGGCACGGATTTTCGGGAATCGAGCTGGAGTGGCGCAAGGAAGGCAAGGAGCTGCTGCCGGAGTTCTTCCCGAGGCCGCAGGAGTGGTTCCAGCTGTCGCAGGATCGCAAGGCGCTGCGCCTGCGCGACGGCAGCGCGGACGGGGCAGAGCTGACGCCATTCGGCTGGATTTTTCACGAGCACGGCAAGGCCAAGACCGGCTATATCGCGCGGCTCGGTCTGTATCGGGTGCTGTCGTGGCCATTCTTGTACAAGGCCTACGGGATCGGCGATTTCGCTGAATTTCTCGAGACATTCGGCTTGCCCTTTGTGGTGGGCAAGTACGCGGCCGGGGCGACGGACGCGGAAAAGGCGAGCCTTATGCGCGCGGTCACGGCGCTCGGGCACGACGCGCGGGCGATCATGCCGGCGGACATGGTGCTGGAAATCACCAAGATTGCGGGCGGTAGCGGCAGTGGCGGCGGCTCGCATCTGGACATGGTGGCGTGGGCGGACAAGTCGCAGAGCAAGTGCATCCTGGGCGGCACGCTGACCAGCCAGGCGGACGGCAAGAGCAGCACCAACGCACTGGGGAATGTGCACCAGGAGGTGCGCCACGACATCATCGAGGCGGACGCTCGGCAGGTGGCTGGAACGCTGACGCGGCACCTGGTGTATCCGCTGATCGCGCTCAATCGGGGGGGCGTTGATAGCCTGCGCCGCTGCCCGCGGATGGAGTTCGACACCGGCGTTCCGGAAGATTTGGTGGCCTATGCGGACGCGCTGCAGAAGCTGTCGCCGCTGTTCAATATTCCGGCCTCCTGGGTGCGCGAGCGCCTGCATATCCCCGAGGCGGAGGAAGGCGAGGAGGTGCTCGGCGGGAAGTCTGCGGTGGCTGACAAGCTTCCAGCGGGCAATGGAGTCGGCGCCAATGGAGGGCAGGATATCCCGGTGCCGGAGGCAAAAGGCGCGGCGGCATTGGCAGCGCTGGCGGCCGGCGCGGTGGGGCCGCGCGCTGCAAGATCATTGCGCGGTGCGCAAGAGGCAATCGACACGGCGCTGATTGCAAATGTCGACTGGCCAATGCTCACGGCGCCTGTTTTCAAGCCGCTGCTCGATGCGCTGAGCGCGGGCATGGATCCGGAGGCCATCCTCAGCAGCATGGCTGACTGGTACCCGGCGATGAACGACGACCAGCTTGTCGAGCTGCTGGCGAGGGCTATTTTTGTGGCGGATGCGTGGGGCAGGCTGTCGGCAGACGAGCAGCAGCCGGCGATCGATACGGCGGCATAGATGAAACCGATTCTGGATAAGGTGGTTATTGGCAATGCCACGCTGTATCTCGGCGATGCGCTGATTGTGCTGCCGCAGCTGGACGTGGCCGCGGATGCGCTTATCGCTGATCCGCCGTATAGCAGCGGCGGGGCGGTGCGTGGCGATCGGATGCAATCGACGGTGTCGAAGTACGTGCAGCATGATGCCAAGGGCGCGGCGCATAACCAGGAATTCAGCGGCGACAATCGCGACGCGAGAAGCTTCAAATACTGGCTGTCGCTGGTGTTTCTTCTGGCTCGTGAGCAGCTGCGGCCGGGCGCCTACGCGCTGTGCTTTTCGGATTGGCGGCAGCTGCCTCTGGCGACCGATGCGTTCCAGGCGGGCGGCCTCCTCTGGCGGGGAGTGATCCCCTGGGACAAGACAGAGTCGAGCCGCGGGCCACATACGGGCTATTTTCGGCACCAGTGCGAGTACGTCGTCTGGGGCAGCAATGGACCGCTGGCGAAGAGCACGTACGGCGGGCCGTGGGCAGGCTGCTATCGAGAGCGCGTCAATCCGGCGAAAAAGCTGCACATGACCGGCAAGCCGGTGGAGCTGATGACCAAGCTGATGCAGTGCGTGCCGCTGGGCGGGCTGATCATCGACCCGTGCATGGGATCGGCGAGCACGGGGGTCGCGGCGCTGGAGGGCGGCTATTCGTTTATCGGCATCGAGAACACCAGGCGGCATTTCGACGTGGCCTGCGAGCGGCTGGAGAAGATCCAGCGCGGGCTTGAGGCAGCCTGATTCGCGATGCCAATCGAGCTGTCCGCCCTCTTCGATCTGCCGCCTGCCGATGCGGTCGCGGCCTTCGAGGCCAAGGGCTACGCAATTTCCTGGAACTGGCACGAGACCTGGAAAGAGGCGCACGCGAAGGCGTTCACGGTGGCGAAGCTGGCGCGCATGGACGTGTTGCAGGATATCCGCGAGGGCGTCGAACAGGCGCTCAAGCGTGGCGAGACGCAGCGCTGGTTTGACCGCGACATGACCGCCCTGCTGCAGCGCAAAGGCTGGTGGGGCCGCAAGATTGTGGTGGGCTCTGACGGCCAGGCAGAGGTGGTGCAGGAGGGTAGCCCGCGCCGGCTGCAGACCATCTTCCGCACCAACGTGCAAACGGCGTACGCGGCAGGGCGCTGGAAGCGCTTTTCTGACAATGCCGACGCACGCCCCTATCTGCAGTATGTGGCGGTGATGGATGGCCGCACCCGCCCGGCGCACGGGCGGCTGAATGGCAAGGTTTTCCCGATCGATAGCCCGATCTGGAAGGTGATCGGCCCGCCAAACGGGTTCAACTGCCGGTGCGCGGTGCGCGCGCTGTCGGCGGCCGATCTTGAGCGCCGCGGCCTGCGGGTCGAGCCGGATGCCCGCGTGGTCGAGCGCGCGGTGCCGGTGGGCGGCCTGGTCGATCAACGAAGCGGAGAAATCAACCCGGAAAAGCTGATCCAGCGCGGCGTCTCGGTGCCCGACCCTGCCTATCCTGGCAAGCGGATGACGCTGTGGTCCGATGTGGGATGGGATTACAACCCGGGCGCGGCTGGGGCTGCTCAGATCGGCGGCCTGGTTGAAACGAAGCTCACAAAGCTCCCCCAAAAACTGGCCGCGGCGGTCCGCAAAGAGCCGATAAAAGCGGCGCCGGCAGTGGCTGAAGCGGGACCGCGGTACTGGGACAGCACCACCGATGCCGGCCGCTGGCACGAGGCCTCGTTCGCCAATGCGCCGACCTGGTTGAAGCAAAAGATCGCGGCGATTGGCGACCCGAAGGCGGTGTTGCAGACGCCAGGAAAGGGCGCGAAATGCGCTTACCAGCAGTATATCGAGATGGGATCGCGCAGCCGCAATACCCAGCGGTCGCAGGCGACCTGGCGGCATGAGTACGGGCATCACCTGGACGGCAACATTGACGGCCAGCGGATGTATGCGAGCGCGAACGATCGATTCTCCGCGGCGCTGGCGGCAGATTCGGCGAACCTTGTTCGGAACTCTGGGCAGGGTCGGGAAGGCCTGGCGACGGGTATTCGGCGGGCGATGATGGAGCAGGCCTATCGCGAGGCCGCTGGCGCTGTCGCGAACAGAGAGGACTGGCACGCGTGGCTCGCTGAGCGCTTCCAAAAGCAGGGGGTGGACTACGCTAGCGCGGTTCAAGCCTTGCGCAAGCACACGGTGTTTGCCAATGCGCTCGAAGGCGATGCGCTGGCGCAACGGATGGCCAGGATTTCAACGGCGTTCGATATCGGTGATGCTCAAGGGCTGATGGACGCGCTGCTTGGCAAGGGTGATTTTCGCGAGGTTAGCGCCTGCGGTGCGATGGGCGTCTGCAGCTCGCTGTCTGATCTGATCGGGAGCGTGACCCGTAACCAGGTCGCCGGCAGGCAGCTGTCTAGCTGGGGGCATAGTTCGGCGTACTATGCCAAGCACCCGTCTCTGCCAGGGGTCGAGGCATGGGCTAATTTGACTTGCCTTCACGGCGAAGGCGGTCTATTTTGGCAACAGGTGGTGGAACACTTTTTGCCCGAGACGAACCGGGCATTTCTGGGGGCGATGGGCTATGAATGACGCGATACGCGACCTGGTCGATCCGCGCAGCGATCGGCTTGAGGAGTACGTAAAGCGCTTCGGCGAATCTCCGCCGCTGCTGTACATGGAGCACCTGAGCGACGTGGAGTTCTCGACGCGTGTGGCTGATGCGATCGACTCCGGCGTGGAGATCACCGACGCGGAGTTCGACGGCGACGCCAGCGAACACACGACGGTCTACTGATAGGGAGCTGACCGGGGATGATCACGATCAGGATCACCGGCGACGACGGAAAGAAGGCGCTAGCCGGCATTTCCTCCAGGATGAGCCACCCGGCGCCGGTGATGCGGGTAATCGCCGGGCTGCTGGAAGATCGCGTCGCCGAGAACTTCGCCACAGAATCCGGCCCGCTCGGTCGGTGGCCTGCGATAAAGCCGCCAAAGAACAAGGCCCGGACGAACCCGAAGATCCTGCAGGATACGGCGCGCCTGAAGTCGAGCATCACTAGCCGCCATGGCGACAACACGGCGGAAATCGGAACCAACGTCGTCTATGCCGCGATTCATCAATTCGGCGGCGAGATCAACATCCCGGCGAGAAGCCAGCAATCGTATTTCAAGCAGGATCGCCGCGGCTCTGTCGGCCGCCTGTTCGTCCGCAAGAGCGCTTCAAACTTCGCCCAGTGGCACACCCGGGGCACGCAAATAATCGAGATGCCGGCACGCCCCTTTCTGCCCTTCGCCAACGGCCAACTGCAAGACGGACTGGAGCGCGATATCCTTTCCGACCTGGCCAGCTTTATCCTCAACAAGCCGCCCAAATAGCCCCGAAAGCGGGCGGCCGACTTATTCCTCCACTCGCAAGCCAGTTACAATCCCCGTCCCAGCAAGCCCCCCGCCATCCCGCCACTTCCCCCATTTATCGCGCAATTCCCCTTCCATTTATCTCACACGCCATCACCTG